GTCAGCCAACACGACAAAGATCAGCACGCAAGAGATTGACAACATCCTGCTGAACTACACCGAGACGCAGCTGGCGCTGGTCAAGCTGGAATCACGCAACGACAAGGCGCATCAGCACCTGTACGTTCACCTGCCAGACAAGACGCTAGTTTTTGATGCCAGTGCAACTCAGGAACTTGGCGAGCAAGTCTGGTTTATCCTGACTACCAGCACAGTAGGATTCGCCCAGTACCGCGCACAGAACTTTGTTTGGGCCTACAACCGTTGGCTGATCGGAGATCCACAGTCAACGAATGTCGGCTACTTAGTGCAGGACACTGGCCATCACTACGGTCAGCAAGTACGCTGGGAGTTTGGCACCGAGATTGTCTATAACGAGGGCAATGGCGCAATCTTCAACCGCCTTGAACTGGTGGCACTGACCGGCAGCGTAGAAATCGGAACAAACCCGCAAATCAGCACCAGCTACAGCGTGGACGGCAAAGCCTGGAGCCAAGACCGCAGCGTCAGCGTCGGCACTACAGGATCCAACAAGCGCCTGGCGTGGTTTCAACAAGGCCATATGAAGAACTGGCGCATTCAGCGATTTCGGGGTGACAGTGACGCTCACCTGTCATTCATGCGTCTGGAAGCACAACTTGAAGCATTGGCCTACTGATGGCAACCGCGCCTATTTCTCGCCGGCTCAATCTCACGCGAGATCAGCTCACTACTTTTCTTACCGACCAGCAGCAGATTAGACAGTTTGAACTGTTGTTTTCCACGGTTGACACCTTACAAGTCATCGTCGGCACAGACTTTGAATATCAGGCAGACACGGCAGCAGCAAATGCCAACAACGCACTAGCGCAGATCAGCGCACTATCGCAAGATGCAGCAGTCAGCGCAGCAATCATTGATGGCAAGACCACCCTGGCACTAGATCAGATTGCAACCTTGGCGCAAGAAACGTCTGTCGGCATTGCGTCAGCCGAAAACAAAGTCAACCAGGCAATGGCCCTAATCGCTCAACTGACAGCGGCTGTGGAAGGGTTGCAAATGACCCCAGCCCCGCGAGAGTTTAAGCGCAGCCGGTACGGATCTTTTTACAATACGACAACGCAGGTAGCCACGGTTATCAATACGGCCAAAGCTATTACGTTCAACACCACAGACTTGAGCAATGGTGTCTATCTTGGATCTCCTACATCCCGTGTCTACGTAGACACAGAAGGCGTCTACAACTTTGACACATCATTTCAGCTTGATAAAACTGCTGGTGGCACAGGAATATTCGACTTTTGGTTTCGTTTAAATGGTGTGGATGTGACAGACAGCGCCAGCAGAATCAGAGTCCAGGGCAACAATGCCGAAGTTTTTTCATCGCTAAATTATTTCTTTGATCTCAAAGCAAATGACTATGTTGAACTGATGTTTTCCGTTGATGATCTCACCGTCGAAATTACTGCCTTTCCAGCGGCTGCACCGCATCCAGGCATCCCGTCCATCATTCTCACTGTGTCAAACAATATCGGAGGTATCCAATGACCTTCGTGAAACTTTCAAATCGTACAGCTAATGTGCAGAACTCGCTTTGCCGCGATGTAAGCAGCCTTAGCCTCATCTGTAGTCTTGAATGTGCCAAGGTAAATCTTGGTGTTGTTGTGCGATATGCGTGCAGCAAATCCAGATCCATTTTTGAAAACGCCAAGAACGCCTGTAGATTTGTTGCTAATCTGTGCTTTGCGTTGGTTTTGAATGTTTTGCGTCTTCGTGACGTCGCGCAAGTTTTCAAAACGATTGTCAGATTTGTTGCCATTTATATGGTCAATTACACCTTGCGGCCAATTGCCAATTATGTAAAGCCAAGCCAGCCGATGACACTTATACAATTTCCCGTCAACAGATGTGACAAGATAGCCACCTTGATCCATACTTCCTGCAATCGCGCCTTGCGCAACACCTGTCTGCTTAAGTCTTCGCGTGAAAACGCCAGTTTTAGGACTGTAATCAAGGACTTGTAATAGGCGTTCTTGTATAAGCATGAGAGAACTTTAACACAAAACCGAAAGGTCATAAAATGTCCGTATCAATCAAGGTGCTGATTCCAGCAAAGCAGGCAGAGAACGCACAAACAACACAGTACACGGCCACGAACTGCAAGGCTTTGATTGACAAGTTCACTGCCACCAACACCAGCGCGGCCAACGTCACGATCAGCGTCAACCTGGTGACCAGCGGCGGCAGCGCGGCCACATCAAACTTGATCGTGGATGCTCGCAGCATCGCACCAGACGAGACCTACACCTTCCCCGAATTGGTTGGCCAGGCGCTTGAACAAAGCGGGTTCATCAGCACCATTGCCGGTGCAGCCACATCATTGACCATCCGCGCATCCGGACGCGAAATCACTTAAAGGACACACCATGAAAGAATTTATGATGATTCCCAAAGGCTTTGCCGGCCTGCCAATGGAAGATGAGTTCATCACTACAGCCGAGAATAAAAAGAACACTCAGGTAGTGATTGACGATTGGATGCTTGGCCCTGAGAAGCCTTCAAACGAGCCAGGAGCGAACAAAATCTACTGGGTGGCACTTGGTAAGGCAATGCAGGTTGACGAGAAGGAAGCGCGTCGTAGGCGGTGCAGCAATTGCGAGTATTACGACAACAGCACCATGACCCAAGCCAAGATGGAGCGCATCCCGCAAAACCAATGGGACGTTAACGCAGGGTTTCGTGGCTACTGTGAAAAGTTTGATTTCGTCTGCCATGACCTGCGAGCCTGCCAGGCTTGGGAAGAACGCGAGTCTGAAGATTGAATATGTGCGAAAATTCCGCTGCTGAGTTATGGCATCCAGCGGCCTGCCCTTAACAGGAGTTGTGCATGACAGATTGGCTCAAAGAGAACCTGCAAAGGATTCTGCCAGCGCCAGCCGTTGATTGGCTACTCATGCTATATGAGGCAATCCAGGTCTTTGACGATGTGGCAGACGGTGATCCGGTAAAGCGTGAAGACCTCAATTCGGTGATCTGGAATACCCTGGTTGGCATGAATCAGAATTCATTCTGGATTGCCAATTCTCACAATTTAGCGCCAGTTGTCGCCACAGCGATTTTGAAATGGCAGGCATCAGATCATGCTGAGAGCACTGGCAAAGCAGATGCCAGATCATTTGTTTGGCGTGCTGGTTACTACGATGTGGTTTTAATGGCTGTCGCTTTATGTCATGGAACACAAGAAACCACCAAGATAGCGCATGAAATTATGTCGCTCTATGGTGAAAAATTTGAAGATTACATGAAGGAGTTTGATCATGCCTGATCCAGTAACGGGGCTAGTGGTAGGAGGCGGTCTAATTGGCAGTCAAATGACGTCAAGCGCTACCAGAAGCGCATCAGAAACACAAGCAGGCGCAGCCCAGGCTGGCATTGATGAGCAACGCAGGCAGAATGAAGCTGTCCAACAATTACTCGCGCCTTACGTCCAGGCTGGCGGCGGAGCGCTTGGTGCTTATGCACCTTACCAACAAGCTGGCGCTGGTGCATTGCCAACACTCCAACAATACGCACAGGCTGGCGCCCCAGCACTTGAGCAGCAACAGGCTTTAATCGGTCTCAGAGGCCCGGAAGCACAACGTGCAGCCATTGCAGGCATTAGTGGCGGAGAGCAATTCAAAGCCTTGACCGAGCAAGGCGAAGGAGGATTGTTGTCAGCGGCATCAGCCACAGGTGGATTGCGTGGCGGAAATCTTCAAGGAGCATTGGCGCAGTTTCGCCCACAATTGCTAAACGAATTGATCAACCAACAATATGGCAGGCTTGGCGGTTTGGCAGCAACAGGCGGCACGGTAGCGCAAAACCTGGCATCAAGTGGCCTGAGTGCAACTGGCGAACTTGCGAGGATTGGCCAGGCATCAGCAGCTGGTGTTGGCACGGCTGGATCGCAAACCGGCGCAAACATTGCCAATCTTTTGGGCCAACAAGGCGCAGCCCAGGCTGGCGGCATCATGGGTCAAAGTCAAGCGTTTAATTTTCCGGGTATGTTTGGCACTATTGCTAGAGGCCTGCCAAATTTGCCACTGGCCGTTAGCGACAACGGATACAGCATTGGCCAGGGCAGCGCTTATGGCGGTCAACGGGCAGGGTTTTAATCATGGTGCAACCAATCAACTATCTTCAAAACGTCCAAGATCCATTCAAGCAGGCTGTGCAAGGCTTGCAGCTTGGCGCTGGCATTGCTGACATCTACGCTCAAAGAGAAGTTGCAGATCAGCAAAATATTCAAAATGCTTTGGCACAAGCGCAGCAGCAACAGTACCAAGCAGGGATAAACTCATTTTTTGCAACGCCACCAGCAGAGCGCAAATACGAAAATCTGGAGCGTTTGTTCATTGGCGCCAACAAGCAGCAATTTGACGCTCTGCAAGCTGTTGGTAAAAACATGACCGAAGAAAAGCTGGCAACGTCAAAGCGATTTACTGGCCAGGTGCTTGCGGCTTTGGAGTCAAATCCAGAATCTGCCAAACAATTGCTGATGCAGCGTATTGAAGCAGAGACAGACCCCATGCAAAAAAAGGCATGGCAAGACACGCTCAAGCTGGCTGAAGTTTCACCAGATCAAGCCATTAAAAATGTGGAACTGGTAGGTGGCGCTGCCTTTGGAAAAGACTGGTATGAAACTATCGCCAATGTGCGGAAATCACGCAGAGAACAAGCACTAGAACCAAGCGTACTTGCAGAAGCCGTGGCGAAGGCTAAGAAAGCCGTTGCTGAAGCAGACGATACTCCTTCACGTTTAGCGGCAGAGCAAGAACTCCGTGTTGCACAGGCTGCACAGCAACGCGCCCTGACTGCCGCAAGTGTTGGTGGCGAGGCAAGGGCAGAAGCACTAGCACCGAGCGTGCTTGCAGAAGCGGTTGCCAAGGCGGATTCGGCTGTGGCGGATGCGGAAAGAAAAGTAGCCGAAGCAAAAGACACTCCTGCTCGATTAGAAGCTGAACAAAATTTAAGGCTTAGACAAGCAGAAAAAGAAAGCGCATTGACCGCTGCAAGTGTTGGCGGTGAATCCAGAGCTGTAGCAAAAGCACCAAGCGAACTTATTGAAGCAAAGGCAAAGGCAAATGCAGCCCTAGTTACTGCTAATTTTGCTGAACGTATTGCACAAGCTGGACTTAACAAAACAAATTGGGACGTTAAAAACCTGCAAAGTCAGGTCAGTGATCGCTCTGCGCGGCTTAATCTTGATACACAAAAGACGGCAGCTGATGTTGCCGACAAGATGTCAAGCATTCAAACTCGACTGACTGAAATACCGCCAGAGGCCAGGAAGCTGATTAACGAGTCGGCTACTTTGGCATCTACATCAA